GCGAGCATAAGAGCCCCCGCTAATTTCTGTTCCACCACCAGCATCAGAAGGCGCTACGCTATAAAGACCAACATATACGGCTGCGGGTTTTGTAAATGTTGTTGTGCCAAGAAAATGATCAATTAATTTATTTTCAAGGTAATCAGAAAGATTTCCAGCCATTATTATACCTCCACACCATTATAGTATAATTTCTTTTCTTCATCATTTGGTAGTCTAAAATTATCTAAAGCCAATAATTTTTTGGCATCTTCGGCCGGTAATTCAAGCATTCTATTGTCTTTTGTAAAAGTAAAACTATTAGAAAGAGAATATGAATATCCGCTTTCAAAATAAACAATAATTTTTTCACCAGATGGAACAACAACCGGATCTATTTGTTTTGACTTTACTTTTGTTGTTTTTTTTGGTGCAACATTTTCACTTGTTATTACATTGTCCGTCATAGAGCTCCATTATGTTTTTGGCGGGATGGGATGCCCCCACCCCGCCATCAACATTAACCAATTATTATCAGAGTGAACGTAGCTTCACATTCTTTGCAATAACGTAAGAATCAAGATGCTCAACATTGCTTGCAAGCCTGAGGAACTGCGTGTACTCGATGGTGTCCGTCTTGGGTTGGAACTGACGATACACAGTAATGTCTCTGTGTAGGCCAACAATTCTATTGTTGGGGAATGTCAATTCAATAAATCCATGCGACCCAGCGGCGTTGGCATAATCACCAGCCACTGTTTCTGGCATTAGCGGGATTTCCACTAGTGGAATTCCATAGGGCGAGATGCCCGTTGCGCCAGGACCGCCGTTTGCACGAATGGCACCATTCATAAACGCCTGCTCGCCAAATGTTGAACCAGGAGCCGGAGCGCCAGCGGTTGCAGCAGTTGCCGAGTTGGGATTCTGCAAACTGAACGACACATCTTGTACTAAGCCAGAGCCAGTAAAGAAACGCAGTTCATTGCGCTTCTGCAAATACTTTGTCGGCATGCTGCGAAGAACGCGATCAAATGTTGCGCGGTTAACATTGTTACCGCCTTCATCAACCACGCGGCCTCCAGCAAGAGCTAGTTTTACATAGCCATCAAGGGCCTTGAGAAGTGCATTACCCGAAGATGTATTGCCATTGATGAGCAAGTCATCCATGTCATTGGCTGTTTGACGAGCCATGACTTGAGCAATGTGATCTTCTAACGAAGCACCCTCAATGTTGTCCTCAAGAGACTCTGTGCTAAGCTCCCAGTCCAAACGAAGCTTGACGCTCGTAAGTGAAACTTTCGAGAAAGTAACCGGAGCGTTTGCACCCGTGTCAGATGCCTCGGTTGCCTTTGCAAGCAAACGAGTACCAATTGACAATTTATCAATCTCCATTTGCGGAGTACGCATACGCACGACACGAGCGTTTTTCATCAAATTGGATTGATCCACCACGAAATCTAAAAAGCGATTTGACTGCTCGGGCTTGAGTAGACCACCGCTTGCACTGCTAACGACGCTCGTAGTAACTTCGTCAGCCTTAGAAAGAATTTCTTCCTGTGTTGCCATTTTTAAGTCCTCCTTATTATGACTTGTAACCCATTGACTCAATCAGAGCCTGTGGGAGATAAATGTTGTTCCAGACCGACTTGGGAGTAGACTTAGTAACCGTCTCCTCCTCGTCGTTGTCTTCGGGGTCAACACTCTTTTTAACAGCGCCAGCATTTGCGATTTGCTCAACCTTAGCGGTCTGTTCACCTAGGGCTTTCTCAGTTGCTTCTAGCTTCTGAGCAAGTTCTAATTTTTGATTTTCTAAACCTTTTGCAACCTCATCAATCTTGGCGGCAACATTTGCTTCAACTTCAGCCTTAAGCGAAGTGGCAAAGTCGTTAAGCTTCTGATCAATGACGGAGCCAAGAACTTCTTTTAGAATTTCAATATCCATTTCTTGTTCCTCCATTTGTTCAGTATGTACTTCCGCCTCGGAAGAGACTTCAGCAGTGTCAAGTTTTTCAACAGTGACATCGCTTGGCTCCGAACTAAGCCAAGCAATAAACTTTTTAATTAGTGATAATTTATTTTCATCACCATCAATTAAATTATCCATAGGTTTCACCATACCATAGTTTCTATCATTTTGCAATTCTAAATCAGGGTTTTCTTCATTTTCTAAATCAATCCCCTCAAAATATTCTTTTCCCTGCTCAATGACATCTTCTAGATCGTTATAAACGCTATCTAGTAACACATCAATAACTGCTTTATTTGGGTCCAAATCAAAATCTTCAATTAGATCAATTAAACCAGAAGCGCCATCTTCAAATTTCTTTGCCTCCTTAGATCTTCTATATCTTTCAAGGAGCCTACGCCCCTTTGCCGCCAGCCTTGCCGCTGCTGCTCTATCTTGGGGAACCGGCTCACCCCAGGCCGATGCAGAAAGAGCAAGCCTTGATGGTTTGCCATTTGGCTTCTTCATTGGACCTGAGGGATTTGTAAAAAATCGAACAAGGAACGAACCCTTACGCCGCATTTTTTCCGGAGTGTCGGCGGCACCTCTGACGCCAGGTTTTAAATTTGCACCCTCTGTTTGTTTAAAATGTCTTCGACCGGCGGCGGTAAGTCCACCCCTGGGGTCTTTTAGTGGCTGTTTCTTTTCTAATTCCTCATCCAATAATTCAAAAACATATTGCAAATCACCATTTGTATTTCTCTTAACAAGATCAATTGTTGCCATAGCATTTGCCGGATTGTCAACAAGACTTAATTCACCAAGGCTATATTCTTTAATAACATGAACTTGGCGACCATTGTGAATTTTATTTTGCATCATTTCTTTCTTTAAAATTTTTCCGCCAATTGAAAATGCACGGAGAGTTCCATCAAGAATTTTTTGCCATGTATTTTCTGCGCCCTTGGAAATATATGCTTCGACTTGAATTGCATTATATTCTTCACCATCAACACCCTTCATTTTTATTGGTCTATAACCAATTGCTTTACCAACTGCAATTGGTGCATGCATTTCTCTAATATTACCTTGCCAATTTTTAAATGCATCAAGTGATGCAGAAAAGTCAACAAGGTCTCCAACTTTATCAATATTGTCGGCAGTTGCAATACCTGTAACAATTCTTTCTTCTTTCTTCACAATATCAATTGGAAAGGTCATGTTGAAATCTGTCATAAAGATATACTCCTAAGTGTATGCTATGTATATATTATATAGCAAATCACCCGATAGCGTAGACGGCAAGAGCAACTCCCGCTGTCATAACTTGGAATTGTGTATAGTCGCCTTCAATCTCAACATAGTGTCCCCCTGCCGGAATTAAAACCTGGTGTGGACCACCATTAAGTTTAACAACCGCATTAGTAGATGCATGCGTATTAATGAAGTGAATACATTTTGTGTGACCAATAAGTGTTACAGTATTTGCTGTACTATCAACTGCCGTATTGGAATATACGATTCCCATTGCATAACTCATTCTGTACCTCCTGAATTATCTTGATTTTGACCCCTTTCGGCCTGATCCCCCGACTCCCTTGGATCAGAATTACCTTCTGGGGTATCTGCTCTGGCATTTCTGGGCTGGGCGGCTTCATTATTTGAATTACCCACTGGGGCTCCGGAACCAGCCTGTTCTCTTTTAACCTTTGATGGGAACGGAAGCACCTCATCCCCGTCTGTTCGCTCTGGCAAGCCAAGGGCAACACGGACTTCATTTGGTGCAATTACTTCTGTTCTCAAATATCTATCATTAATTCTAGACTTAATGTCTTCATCAATCAAGTCAATCTTTTTAAATCTCATAATAAATAGATCCGTAAACTCCATCATTAACCTGTTTATTCTTTTCTCGATAACAGCTTGATCTGGACCAATTACTTGCATTTTAAATGTTTTATCAGAGTCTCTTGAAACTGCCAAGTTTGCATTATCATACACGCCAACTTTTGGTGCAGGAACTCTATTGGCTACAAGAATTTCATCCCGATTTGATTTTCTATATTTGTCAAATGAAGCATCTTGAACGCCAGCTTCTAATTTTTCAAATCTAATATCACTATCGGCCCCTATAGACGCAGGAATTGGAATAACAAGAGTTCCATGATTTCGCCCTTTAACTTCTTTTCTAAAATAATTAATAAGTTCCTGTTTAGACTGATTACTTAATTTTGCACCCTTAACTATAACGGCATACCGAGGAATAGCTTTATTTTCAAAATAATCAATGTTATATTCTTTTGCAAATTTATCACCCACAATTGCAGCGGCAGCAGAGACCGAAGAAGGAACACCATAATATGTATTTTTAGGAGAGTAAACTTTAAAATGAATAATTTCGTTTGGTCTGGGGTCTGAATTGATTGGGTCTTGACTTTCTTTATCTCCATAGTTTCTGAAGTAGACCGCTGAGATTTTATTGCTTTTTGCAATTTGGACGAAGCCATCCCTTTTTCTCCTTACTCGAACTAGTGTTGCAGGAATATGTCCTATATATCCTACCTGACCAGAATTATTTCTGCCAATTTCTAAATAACCATTTCCGACTGTAAGAACATCTTGCCAAATTTTAATCATTGTTTCAACAAAAGTTTCTTCAAGGTTTGTGTTTTCAAAAATTGCTTCAAGGCGTTCTTTTTCATCTTGCAACATTTTGCGAACTCGACCAACCCTGTCAGGATCACTCATTGCTTTTTCAATTTTTCTTTTAGACTTTGTTGTTTCTAGAAATTCAAAACCAACACCAACGGTATTCATAACCCGAGCCATGACGGAAGCATTGTGGATGGCGCTTGAATCAAATAGGCCAGCCAGTGTATCTAAATCATATGGTGGATTCACTATGTCATATAATGAATATCCATCAAGAGTTTCTGGATCAATATATTTTGTGCTTGTTCCATCGAGCCCTTCAAATTTTTTTGAAAGTTTTAAGGCCCTTCTTTTCATTTTTGGAGAAAGCGATGAAAATGAAACCTTTGTAAAAGGATCATCATCTATTAATTTTACTTCTGTGCCAAAGTATTCAATATTGTCAATTTCAAAAGAATTTTGAGATTCTTCAATATGCGTCATTTTTTTTGTCATTATTTTCTCAAACTATCAAAAAGGTCTTCATATGGATCTGCCACAAGACCGTTGCTTAATCTTTCGACCTGATCATCTCGCTCGGATGCTGTAATTTTTCTAGCGCCCTGAATCCAGGTCACCTCACCTTCTTCACTCCCAGTCCAATACTTGGCTGCTTGGGCAACCCTCTTTTCAACATCTTTATCGCCAACAAACCCCTCGGCAGATAAAACATTATCCCCGTCGCTAAGAGGAGTCCCATTTGGAAGAATCCAAATGCATACCCCAAAAGCCCTTGGCGGAACCCAAAGTTTTTTGTTTTTGACAATTTCATCGCTCATTGAATCCATTGTACACTATTTTCATTAAAAAAAGAATAAAAATGATTAACCAAGGTATATTTTTTTATCATCTTGGCCAAATAATGCACTAAATTGGTTTATTTTATGGGACAAGAGCCAGTAGAGCACTCATCAAAGGTTAATTCATCTACGGTTAATCCAACACTTAACGGCACGGAAAAATTAATTTCTTTAAAAATTTTATTGTATTCATCCTCGGTAATTTCTTCATATGGCGGAAGTGGAAAATTATGATTGGCATGAAGCAAAAATGAAACAGATTTTACTGAATTATCATAATTTTCAGCCAACCATTTTTTCATTTCTGGCAATTCTTCTTTGCGATAGTAAACAGTAACCGAAACGGCATTATCTGCCCAAAGCGTTTGCATTTTTTTAACCCATTCAAGTTGTTGAATTGCTGTCATTTCACTTGCGAGAACAGAATTTTCTGGTGATCTACAGGGAAATTCAACGACATAGCGAGTGTGATCTTCTCTCCCATCGAGACCAACATCCCAAACAACTTTATATCCACGCCTCCTACATGCTTCTACCAATGGGTCTGCAGAACCAAAACGAACTCTTCTAATATAATATTTAGCAAATGCGGGATGAATTCCCGGAGTAACACCGGGAAGTAAAGATAAAGTACCAGATGGTTGAATTGTCGTTAACCTAACAGATGTTGGCCATCCTTTTTCTTTGCTATAAATTTTATCAAATTTTTTAAGATTTTCATACACATAAGATAACCATTGAATTTTTTCCTCAGAACACTGTAAGACCCCTGTAATAGATTGACCGAGACGGGCATTTTTGTGTACAATTTTATTTGTCTTATCATATGGATAATTTAATCTAGTAACTTGTTTTTGAATTTTATAAAGTAAAATTGAAATTTCTTTAAACTGCTCAAGCGATTCAATATTTGGTAAAAAAATAGTTGCAAGATTACAAGATTCCCCATCAGCCAATGCAATTTCGGCACATGGATTAAATCCTTCAATAGAAGGATCGCTTGCATTCTCACCCAATCTCCCAACGGTTCTGGCAAGTTTCCTATTTATAAGACCATATGGCTCACCAGATCCATCATACCCCTTCCATAATTCAGTCATGATTTCGTCAAAAGCATCAGCATAAATGGAATTATTACTATTTGCTCTCCAAGCTGGAATTGAGCCAGACGACCAATTTTTTGCTCGCAAAAAAAGAACATCATCTGGATCACCAATGGCAATTTGTGCTGAGCGGCGAGATGAGCCAGAAACTACGATGCGACCAATAATATTACAAATATCAAGCACATCAACTGAACGCAGTTTCTTGTTAACACGATTATTTAGTACTTGGCATATGTCATTAATACCATCAACAAGTGCGCCGGGTCCAGAAGCGGTTCCGCCAAATGTTTTTAATTGAGCACCAAATTCGCGAATTAAAATTGTTGAGTATGTAAAACTTTTACCAGTTATAAAATACGATTCAAGAACTTTGTGAAGGAGCTCTCTCCATCCATGGCGAGAATCGGGAACAATAAAGTCAGCATCATTTGTTCTTTCAGCTACAATTGATTTAACTTCTTTAATTTTTGGTAAATCATGTATTTTTGATCTCTCAACAGAAAATCCGACTCCACCACCAAGCA